TAGATCTGCATCCTGCTCTGCTGTCACGTGCTCCATACCCCAGTATCCTGTTACTAATTCTAAAGCCATGTTATTGTTCTCCCTTCAATTTGCATTCCAATGTTTCTGTTCCGTTTTGATAAGTGTAGATCTTATTTACTACCGGGCGATTAAGTGATACACCAGTATCACGATCTCTCGCAGATACAATATCTCCAATCGCCAAATCTGTTTTAGATGTATTTGCAGTAGCTGACTTATAATTCATCAGCTCTTTCAATCGCTTCTTTCCTTCAGATTCAAGGACCTCTGCATTTTCTGCCGAGGAATAATCGTAGACCGCCGTCCGCTCATCAGTGCCTGTATAATACTGTTTCTTTCCGATGCTACCGTCTAACTGTACATACAAGTGCACTACTGTTCGTTCTGCCAGTTCTCCCTTTCCAAGGCAGATCAGGTGGTTGATGCCAGCCCCGAAATCCCTAACAGACACCCCAATTTGATTATCGCCGTTATACTCCACATCTTCGCTGTAATTCTTAATCTTTACAGCCCTGATAAGCAACTTAAAAGGCTCTCCGGCATCTCCCTGCACCGCTTGTATATCGAGCCTTGCTTTTGGTTTTTCTAACATCTCTGTAAGTCCTTCTAGGGCAGGAGTGTACCGAAATTGATATTTAGGAATGTTTATTCCAGACATAGAGTCCGGAACCTCGAAAAGAAGTCCCGTGCCTTTGTTTAGTACTTTTCCCAATACTCGGTTCGCATCTCCGGACACCGTCAAATATCCTTGCCCGCTAGGCGGCTCTATAACCATGTGATTAAGCAGTCCTCGCCAAGCATACCCTGTAAAAGTTATCTCTGCATCCTCAGTATTACTCTGCACATCTTCTATAATTCCGCCAAACTCAGTACCCGGGGCAAATATGCAGCAACCTTTTTTAATGTCGTATCGGCTTACATCTTCTCTTGATAGGCTAATTTCAAAATCATTCGTATTACCTACATCTATATCAATGTAAGATGCAATGTCGAGGTAGGATATTTCTAATCTATCCGAATTTGTCAAAATCATTTCCATGGTGGCTCGCTCCTTTCTTGGTAAAGCGTGAGATCAAAGGAGTATGTTGCATTCCATTTCACCGCACTCTTACCCGTCGGAATCTTTTGGAAAACGTAATTTTTATTATCTCTTTTCCCGAAACAGTTCTCTTGTACGCCGTTTCTTGCATAGCGCACAATCGTTCTCTCTCTGCTATCGATCACGAGATATTCTGAGTCGTATAATGTTACAGCTACATGGTAAAGGTGATCGCCTATCCAAATTTTTGGCTCAGTACACGGACCATAAATAGTCATTTTAAAACCAGATTCTACAAAATGATCATTGTCCAATCGAGCCAGTTGATGATTGTGATAGTAATCATATTTATAATCTCGCAAATACCGTTTTTTTGCCGGGCGATACCTCGTCTGGTATTTCCGCGGATAATCATGCTTATAATCTTGTTCTAACAATGCAAAATAGATAATGCTATTATTTCCATCTTTAATACCTTCATCAATCACAGACTGCGGGGACATATAGAAATGGTATTCCTTTTCTCGGCACCAATAAGGATAGTCAACAATCACTTCAATTTCATTATCAAGTGTTTCAATTCCCCACTCCCAGTCTGTTTTCTTGGATGATTTAATGTAGCAGTTTACATAAAATTCTCCGACATAAAGCCTTCCAGATGTTAGGTTTAGTAAGTCATATTCCACTACTTCATAAAAACGATCTATTGCATCTCGATATAGTCTTTCACTGTATCCATTCACACCAAGCAATAATGTGAAAGCAGTAATTCCCTTTGCAAATGCTGTTATCTGCCCTCTTCTGCGCCTTGCAATACTCGAATAATCCCAGCTGTAATCAAACAAATTGGCTGTCTGAAGCTGATAAGGAGGGCTGAGAAGATTTAGCTTCTCGCCCCTGCTGTTTAGATAATAAATATCCGTTATTTTCATTACGTCACACTCCTTACTGCTCTTCCTAACTCTCTTTCTTTGAAAATAAACCTGAACTCTTCCATTCGAGCATTCACTACACTTGCAACACCTTTTCCGATCGCTTCTATCTCACGATCTGTAAGACGATTTTTGTCCTGCTCAACAATATGCTGTATCTGCATATTTCTTCCGGCAATCCCTTGCGAGATGCGACTAGAATTAAATGCCATAACTTCTCTCGCGCGACGTGATACAGATGTTAGATCTAACGAATTTAGAGCTATTTCTCCGAGTTTATTAGATGTTTTCGCAACTTCTTTCTCTTCACTTTTAATTCCTATCGCGAAACCTTGCCCGAAAAATCCACCTGATCGCATAGCGAGCCTTGAAGGAGAACCTTCTTTGATGGAAGAACTTAGGGCTGATAAGGCTATTTTCCCTATGCTCCATGCAGCAGACCAAACATCTGCAAGTCCAAAGCCGTTAATAAATCCTTGCACGAAGTTACTTCCAGTTCCACTTGCATCTACTGATCCCATACCGCTTTTCGCTGTTTCGGAAACGGAAGCTCCATCGCTATATGCGCTTACACTTCCTACACCTCTGCTGAAACGCAAACCTTGATTAGATCCCGTCCCTGCTGTATTTGCAGCCCCGAGGCCTCTGTTAGCCGTGTCAGATAAAGCAATTGCTGTGGAATTGATATTTCCGTTCATAGATCCCAGACCACTGTTATATTTTCCACCCTGAGAAGAGCCTGTGCTTCTTGTATCTGTACTCCCTAGAATACTATTTGCGGAATTTGCTATGTTTCTCGCCGTGCTATCGACATTGCCCTTCTGGCTTCCAACACCGGTATTGTATTCAGATAGCTTTTTAGAACCAGTCTTTTTCGTGTCTTTGGAGCCAAGTTTTTTATTAGATGATTCTGCAATCAAATCAGATGTTTTGTCGATATTTCCTTTCTGACTTCCTATGCCAAGGTTGTATTCAAGCAGTTTTGCCTTTCCGGTTGCTTTTGTGTCAGCAGATCCTAAGTTCTTATTCAGGGAATCGGAAATGTTTATTCCACTTTCGTTGATTTCTTGCTGCGTGGAATCTACACCTTGCTTAACGCTCCATCCCGCTTTCTTACCGCTTTTTAGAAACTCCTCTGAATTTTGGAATCCCATAGCCCAAGCTAGAGCTGAGTTTTTAGCCGAATTTGTAAAATCCGGCATCTTCTCGTTCAATCCTTGAACCGCTCCGTCTCCGGCTTTCTTTGTAGACTCTTTCGCTTTTGCCTCAAACTTGTCCATTTCTGCTTTGGCTGCATCTACCATCTGTTTAGCGCCATCTACCGCTTCTTGCGTTATTCCCGGAGTGCCGTCTTTGATTGCTTTTTGAATGTCTTTGTAGGCTTTCTCGGCGTTTTTAACCTGCTTTTCAAGAGACTTTTTCGTTCCTGTTTCAGCTGTTATAAAGCTGTTTTTCATGTTAAACAGAGCATTGTTAATCTTATCGGCATCGCCGGAAATGATTGCACTTGAAAGTCCTTCATAATTTTGAATCGTAGCATTATATCCTACATATCTTTCTTCTGCTTCACTTAACGCCTTTTTCTGTTCTTTAAAGGTCTTTTCCGCTTCCTCCGCAGCAACAAGCACGCCATTCTGAGCTTCGATATATGCTTGCGCTGCTTCTGGAGATGCTTTAAACATTTCTTGATATTCTTCCATGACGGAGGTAGCTGCAGCCTGCGCTTCGTTGTAAGCTTCTTCGGCTTCTTTGCATTCTGCCAATTTGCCTACATAGGTTTGCAGCGCACTGCTCTTATTTTTAACGGCCTCGGCGTAAGCTTCTTCATTTGCATTCAGATAAGCCTCTGCTTTCTTCTTTTCTATAACCTGGTCAATGGACTCACTTAAGTTTCCGTTGGCATTAATAATCTCCCAGATCTGCTCCTTTTCAAGCCCTAAGGCGCTCGAGAGTTCACTTACGATAAAATTTGCCCTATCCTCATATCCGGATTTCACTTTGCCGTTTGTATCAATCAAGGTGTTAAGCTCGTCTTTAAGTTCCGTTAAATGAGCGTACTCAGCATCTATGCCGCTCATTGCGTCTTTTCTCGCAGAATCCAGTTCCTTATATGCTTCGTACTGTTTGTGTATCTCTTTATTCGCTTTCTTCTGTTCTTCAGTCAATGCGTACTGAGAGGCTTCGGAGTCATTCGTTGCTATTTTATAAGCTACGAGCCCAGCCGTTAAGGCTCCAACTGCCGTAACTACAATCCCTATCGGATTAGCATTCATGGCCGTATTCCAAGCCGTCTGCGCCGCTGTTGCTAACGTAATCTTCCCAGTCAACACTCCAACTACCATTTCTTTGGTCGTAAGTGCGCCAGAAGCTGCCAATACTTGCAATGCGTTGGCTTTTTCTGCGGCGGATAACATTTTTACAGTCGCAGATAATCCGCTCACTGCTTTGGATGTAGTTGTGAAAATCTTATATCCCTTAAATGCCGCAAAAGCCGCTGTTGACGCTGCTGCAAGCAAATCAAAATGATCTCCTGCAAAGTCAATTGCTTTTGTGAGTGGCGGCAATGCCACGTCTGTTAATTCGCCAACAATTTCTATTGCATTTTTAAATGTCGTTTCTACTGTCTTCCCGGCTTTCTTAAGTCCGCCGGAATTAAGAGATGATGTAATGGATTTCACTGCACTCTCAACTGGTCTTTCCAATTCATCCGGAAGTATCCTTGCTAGTCCGGTTCCGAGTGTCTCTGCCATATCAACAGCACTGTCGTAGATTTTCTTCTTATTTTTGGTAATCCCACTGCCAAAAGACTCGATAAAATCTACTGCGGTGTCAACCATCTCCGGTGCGTGTTCCGCTGCTGCTGTAGCTAGATTTGCAAATTCATCCCCAGCCGCTTGAATTGCCGCATTCATTCCGCCGCTTTTAAATGCTTCTGTAATGTTATTTACGCTATCCGTCGCCGACTGTGCTGTCTTCTTAAGGTTTTCTGCTACACTTTCATAAAAAACAATTCCGAGAGATTCTGCCGATCCTCCCAGTTGCTCAAGGGCGCTGGAAAGATTGTCCTGCATTGTTTCTGCTGCTTTCTGTGCTTCACCGTCACAATTCTTATATGCTTCTGTTAAATCTCCAAGAGAGCCCTCTCCCTCATTAATAAGCGCCATCATACCAGATAACGCTTCTTGTCCATACAATGTAACAAGCAGATTGTTTTTCTGCTCGTCAGTCATGCCTTCCGTGGCTTTGCGAAGCATTCCTACCTGCTCAGTCAAAGATTTCATTTTACCGTTGGAATCATAAAAAGAAATCCCCAATTTATCCATGGCTTCCTGCATGTCATCTGTTGGTTTAGAGAGTCTTGAAATTGCTCCACGAAGTGTTGTTCCCGCTTGACTTCCTTGTATTCCGGCATCTGCCATGATACCGATTGCTGCAGCTGTTTCCTCCAAGCTAAGCCCTGCCGCCCTTGCAAGCGGTGCAACATATTTCATCGCCTCTCCGGTTTGCGCTACCGAAGAGTTTGTCCTATTCGCATTTGCAGCCAACACATCCGCCACATGCGCCATATCCTTTGCTTCTAGCCCAAACCCTCGAAGTGTGGAAGCTGCAATGTCTGAACTTGTTGCAAGATCTTCTCCTGCGGCAGCTGCAAGACTTAACAATCCTGGCATTGCATCAACAATCTCATTCGTAGCGAACCCGGCTGCTGCAAGGTTTTCCATACCCTCCGCTGCCTGTTTGGAAGAAAATGCAGTGTCTGCGCCAAGCTGAATTGCTTGTTCTTTTAATTTTTCAAACTCTTCCCCTGTCGCTCCTGAAATCGCCTTAACTCGGGACATTTGCGACTCGAAGTCAGAACCAACCTTGATTGCTGCTGTGGCAATACCGCCCAGTGCTACCGATGTACCAGTAATTGCTGTTGTAGCAGCTTTTAATCCCTTCGCTGTAATACTTCCTAATTTCTTTAATCCGGATTCTATCCCAGAAGAGTCCAGATCTGTTTCGATTACGACTTTACCGTCTGCCATTTGCTCACCACCTTACAACAATTCGTTTACATCTCCACCGTTCATAAGCGCTTCTTCGAGCCGTCTCGTTTGCTCATCTACAATCATCGCCTTATCCAAGCCATAATACCTCTGCATCGCCTGTAAGAAAGCTCGCTCTTCTTTTCCGAGTCTCTTATTCGCAGTATCCGTTGTGCGATATTCCATGACTTTAGATAGTCTTGTATCTGCTCCGAAATTATCGAGCAAGATCATAAATCTCCACCAGTGCATTCTTTCTCTTTGCAGATTAATTCCATACTGTTGTTGGAATCCTGCGTATATCAACTCCGCATCCTCTTCAAAATCAAAAGACTGCTTATCGTTCAACCCTGCAATCTTCCGCGGAAATCTCTTTTTCTTCTTTTCTCTCCCGCAAGAAAAGAACCAGAACATTTTCTCGATGTGCTCCTCTGTAAAAAACGTGCAGCCCTTATAAAACATCTGCAATATCTCCAACAAAGCCTCCCGAGAAAGCTCTGACTCCCTTTCGATGATTTCGTTGCATTTTAAAACAGTGCGAAAATCTGAATGTATCAGACATTCCACACCGTTTACGATCAATGATTCCGGAAAGAACTCTGTTAAAATGCTCATCTTGCATTCCTTCTGTTCTTATTCCTGTTTCCGCTCGATGCCTTACCTTTTTTAGCAATGCTTTGCATAATTTTTAGATATTCATTGTCTTGTCTTGTCTGTTCAGACACAAGTTCATCATAAGCTTTCATGCAAACTAACAAATCGTCTTTTGCGCCGCACACTTTAACTCCAGTCCCTTCGCCGAAGACTGCATCAAAAATGGTCTTAACTCTTCCACATAAGTACCGATGCTTTTCAGTTTCTGTGCCGTCTGGAATGTCCTCTACAACCGTTTTCATTTCATCCAGTTTTTCAAAATACCTTTTCCTTAACCCCACGTTATCTGCATCGTATAAGTTAAAATCGAGTTCTACGTTGTTGATTTTCATTTGCAAACTCCTCCTATTTCTTCCCAATCTTTGCCTTGCCAATTTTCCCCTGTCCAATTAAGGCATTATCAGCAGGGGATACTATTCCCCCGCTGGTGTAAATGTCTTCGTTTTGGTATTGAACTCTCCCTTAACCCAGTCGGTTTTGCCAAGGAGATTTCCCGATCCTTGAATTTCTCCATCATTGTCAGAGAATTCCGCAACTTCTACTGCGACTCTCCTTTGTCTAGCCTCAAAAGTATTTTCTTTTAAGTTCACAGGTTTATTGAGATAAACTTTAACGTAAAGCGTTTCAGCTTCTACACCTGTTTTTTCGTTCTCTCCAATATCTGCAATAAACTGGATTGCCTTCTCTGAGCGAATCAAATCAAACTCGAGCGGCGCTGTCCATTCGTACGATCCAATTGACTGTGTAGCTGACTTCTGATTCACGTATCGCTTTGAAGTTGTCTGGGCTGAAGGAGAGTTATCCAGCTGTGTTACTCCAACTCCGAGAAGTTCGAACTGCGGCATTTCGCCACCGCCTGTCACATCAATATAATCCGGCTGCTGGTATCTCTGCTCAACTCCAGTTTCTTTTGCTTCCGCATAAAATTGTAAGTTCATTTTCATTCTTTCTACCTCCGTTTAAAGTAAATAAATTGACACTGTATTCTGTACTGGCATTTTGTTTCTTGTGCATCATATAGGTATCCATCCGTTGTCGCACGGATAGACCTGCTCTGCAAGTTTCCTCTCAAATCCGGTAAATCTCCTGTGCTTGTACACTCTTCCAGCCAATCAGAAAACTTTTCGTAAAATTCAGATGTATCTTTGTTCTCTTCTTCCCCGTAAAGCTCCCTTGAACATAGAGAAAAAACATACTGTCTTATGGTGTCTCCGTTCGTATACCTCTTCAAAATCGGTTCTACTGGAGTACTCTCAATGCAGTATGCTGTCGTGTCTTCCTCTAATTTATCCAAATGTACAACTGGAAAGAGCTCCGCAAATTCTTCTAGAAAAGGACACGTCTGAATAAATTCCACAACTTTACTTGCCACACTCATTTTGCTTTTCCTCCACAATATTTTGCCGTGGCTTTTATGATTTCTTCGCCACGGTCGTTCCACATGCGCTTATCCCATTGCGGACCTCTTAATCCGTCACCTTTATGCTCGTAATACTGTCGGCGAGAATAAGGCTGTGGATATGTTATTTTGTTTATCTGCTCTATGGCAGTATTTTTCATAACCCCGGTGCGCCTAGGGACATACGGATCTGACAGCCTTCTTACTTCGTGAGTAAAAAATCTCTGTCCATTTCCATTCTTATTCAGCTTTCTCCTCAGCAAAATCTTATCTACCGGGTCCATGTCAAGCTTGACCTTGGCCATTAAGAACCACCACCTATCCGTATGTGTTTAGAAGAACCAAAAAAGTTCTCAGAATGGTTTAGGACTTCCCCTGCCACTCCTGAGAACTCTTTTTTGATTTCATTTATTCCACTTACTTGATCTGCACCGTTCCATATTCCAACAATAAACAAATCACCATTTTGTACAGTCCAATTTTGGGATGGGGTTTCTGATTTTAAAAACTCATCACTCGGCAACCAGTTCTCGCATTCTAAATACGGTACCCTGATCTGATATTCATCTGCGCTTTTCAGACCGTTTTCCCCTGCACTACTTTTCTGTTTTGTGTGAAACCATACTCTCTGGATTGCATGCGGAACATAAACAAACTTTTTGCTGACCTTATCCGGGATACGGTTGAAAATTGTAATCGTTGCATTTGTGACCACTATTCCACCCCCAAATATAGAAGCCCGGTATGAGCTAGATATCTTTGAATGACCTCGTATATCTTAAACTGCAAAGAATTCACCGCGATCTTTCCTGCCTCCGCCTCGGTTGCATAGCTTACAGAATATCCATCTGTATTTTCCGATTGAATCTCCCTTCCGCCATGCTCTCGCTTATTTACATCGTCCTGATAAATCATTTCCGCAACTTCGCACAAGCACAGCTTCACCAGCTCCATATCTTCTTCACTCGGGTTCATATACATGTTCTGTTTTAAATAAGTGTTTGCCTTCATGATTGGCTGTCGAAACTTCTGTTCTTTCTCGATCAAAGTCCCGAAATATTTTTCTTTGTAAAAGCTAAAATCCACTGTAATCACGGCGATGCACTCCTACGAACTTGCCATCTGTCCAGAGGCTTTTAATGCGTCCAGCAATGCCTTGAACTCTTCCTTTGTTACGTTTGTTCCTGTAGCTTCCGGTACGAGCGTTGCTTGCTTCACTAACCCGGCTTTTGCTTTTGTTGCATTTACTGGAATACCAGCATCAGCAGTGGCAACACCATTTTCAATATTATTCATTGCTTCTTTCGTGATGACCTCACCGTCAACCCATGTTTTCTTTGAATATGCCATATTTTCACCCCTGTCTCGTCTTTATCAATACAGTGGCTATTCTGCCGCGGTATGCACATAGATAGCCACTTTCTTGTTATCTTCCGCCTCTGCGATACCTACGGTACGATATCCAAACTTCCAAGCATCTGCATCCTGGTTCGCCTCCGGTGTGATAATCTTAGATACAATGTGCTTCTGATTCTGGATTACTGCATTCTTGTCAACAATCAAGAAATCAATCTTCTTACCGCCTGTTGTTGTAAAGCCGCCGGTTCCAGATGCTGTCAACGTGACTTTGTCGAAAAATCTTCCCTCAGGAACTTCAATCACTCCAGCCCAGCCTTCCAGAACTTTCTTGGATGCCGTTGTATCAAGGTCTTCAATGTCTCCCTTCAGCTGTGCAGAGATATACAGATAACAGGTTTCTGGCTTTGCCTCCGCATTTTTAATAGCAGTCTTGCCTTTTCTAATCGCTGCAATGCCGGCCTTAGCATCTGCAATCGCTGCTGCCACTTTATTAGTGGATGGTGCATATCCTGCATAAGATGCAAGTCTCCAAGCGTCAAGCTCCGGAACAACCTGTGTTCTCAAAAATTCTCCGGAAAGACGTCCGAAGGCAACACCTGCAGATTCGATATTGTCCATAGCGTCCACAGTGAACATACGGCCACGATCATAAGTACATTTCTTAGTCTCGTACTCAAGTGTAACATCACCTGCAACATATCCTGTCTGCTTATTGTAATTTGCAAGACCGGACATCGTCATTTTCGGAATCAAAATTTCATTTGCGTTTGCACCCTCTTTTACAAGTTCGTTCGCTCCGTCCAAAACTGCTGTAAGGGATGCCAGTTTATAAACTTCATCAAGCATAGTGGAATATGCTTTTCTTAATGCAATTGTGTTCGCCATATCTTATTACCTCATTCTTTCAAAATTATTTTTCTGTTGGAAGCCCCATAGCCGCTCTGATCGCCGAGAAATTATCTCCACCTGTGCCAGAGCCGCCAGTTGCTCCTACTGGGTTCCTAAAAGGCTCATCAGAGCCAAATAAATAAGCATCAGATTCCTTTACAGTTTCCAATGCTTTCTTGATGTCCTCAGACTGGTTTTTTGATTCTTTCAAAGCATTCATATCAAGCATAGCCATAACTGCTTTTTCATTGCGTCCCCCGGCTGTCTTGATAGCTTCTTTGATCGTGTCGGAAAAGATGCGATCTGCTTCTTTGGCGGCATACTCAGCATCCTTGTCTTTCAGCTGTTGATTCAGTTTGTCGATCTCGCCCTGCATAGCTGCCGGGTCAACATCTTTAAACTTTTCTAAAGATTCCGTTGCAGTCTCAAGCTGACTTTTGTAATTGTCACGTTCTCCCTCGACCTTGGTTGTCTTTGCCTTTTCAGCTGCAATATCTTTTCCGTTCTCTGCCATGATCTTATCAATAGCATCCTGTTCCAATCCAAGTCCTTTTAAAAAATCTGTTTTCATGCTTCATTCTCCTTTCGTCTTAGGTTGTTTAAGGTGTGTAACCATCCACCACGAATTGACTGTTTAAGGTCTAATCTACTGACCAAAAAGGCATAAAAATAACACATATCTCTATGTGTCAATGTCTTACTTATTCAATCTTCCCGCACTTTACACAGCGCCGCACATACCCTTTTGTAGCCTTATCATAGTGCTTACGGTACTTGTGCTTGCAAAATCTCTGTTTCAGCCATTTAAACATATCTTTCCTCCTAAAGTAACGCCTGCACCTGCTCTTTTAAGCTCTCCGGTACCTCGCCGATTGTTAAGTGCCCGCCTTTAATTCTGTTCGCCAAAAACTGTGCCATAACTTACACCCCCATTTTCATCGTTGCCAAAATTAATTCCTGCACCGCTTGGTCTGTGACTTCCTGCGCTGTCTGTGTTTCTTTTAAGTCCTTTTGCAGTTTACCATAAGCGCTCATACCGTCATCCACTGCTTCGTATTCTTTGATTACATTTTCTTCTGTCTCTGTGTATCCGACAAAGACAAGGTTACTAAATCCCTCTGGTTTCTCTTCCTTAAGTGGCTTGTAGCCCTCTTTCTTTATGGAGCTAATTCTTACAGTTCCGTTCTCCATAATTTTTGCGTAGTTCATATTAAATCTCCTTTCTGTATGTGAGTTTGATTCCACATGGTACTTCTCCGGAATCTACAAATACATGTGTCACTCCGTTCTCGCTGTGCAGGGCTTGTAATTGCTGTTGTGCAGATTCTGGGAGAGGTTCGGTGACTGGGGTTTCAAGGGCGTATTCCACAATCATCTTCTTGTCCGCCATAAGTTCGATAAATGACTGCTTTGTAGCTTCAAAAGATGATATATCTTTCAACCGGCTTTTATTCACTCTAAATAAGACAATACCGCCGCCTACGGCAATACATTCTTTATCGTTATTGTATATATTTGACATTTGCAAGGCACAATCCGGAAATATATTGCAGAGAATAGACGGTTTCGAACTTGCATATCCTACTGTTTTATTTTGCACTTTTACACTAAACATCACAGTGTTTGTCTTCGAGTATCCGCCATCTCTTAAATCATTCAAATTGACTTCATACGGTGCAATTTTCCGCACAATCCCATCCTTTGTGATTGTATCCTTATATTCTCCAATCCCACGCAAAGGCTCGTCTAGGGTTATTTGTACGGATTGCTCAGTGTAAGGTTCGTAAGAGGTAGGTGTGTTCGAATTTTCGATTTGTAGCGTTTTTATATGTTCGAGAAATCCTTGTAAATTACTTTTAATTACTCTTACGGAAATATAATCACATTCTGCAATAAGTTTATAGTTATTTTTATTTAAAGATTGTTGCAAACTATGATACAACCAATATAGTGGGCCATTATTTACTGATTGTGCAATACCCGCATAAAACCCAAGACCAGCTTCAAGATTCTCGGAATATGAAATGTTTACTGAATTTCCTTTCCCAACATATATACTAAAATCTATATATCCCGGTTGAACAATGCTATCAGTCCAGTTATTAATATCTCTTGCTTTTTCACTGTCAAACAGATTCTTTCCGATCACTTTTAAGTCGAGTAGATACCCATAAGGCTCATAATCTGTTGCGTTGCCCCCATATTCAACTTGTATATCAAATCTCTCTAGCAGTTTCCTAACTGTCGTTTCGTTTGAAGGGAAAACAGAAACATATTGGTTTTTTGCTAACAACTTCCTTTGCTGCAACTGAACCGTTATTTACCGCCCATACAACACCATCTGATGAACCACCAGTTCTTGACAACCCCAAATAACATCCCGTTATATCTGCATTATTACCTTTGTCCTTAACACTTAATACTACGTTTCTCCCATCCGAAACTTTCCAACCTAGATATGTTTCTTTCACATCCGGCTGTTTTTGTAAGTTCAGTAGATTCCTGCTCTTTCGCCCTGCACTTTTAATCTCCTGCGGATTGTCCGGCGCTGGATTCTCGCCCTGCGTACTATTACCGAGTAATTCCACCCTCTCCAACGGCGCTTTTAAGCTATTTGGAAGCATTAAACTCCCTACCCCTTCCATCTCTACCTTGTCATAATTCGGTGGCTGTGGAGGGGATACAGTACCGCCTAGAGGGCATACCATATCGACACCGATAATTCCGGTGCCATCTACCATTTTAAGCATTGTACTTCCACTCCTTTTTCCGAGGTTGCTGTGGGGATGATTTGGACGATGTTGCTTTTCCCACCGCCGTAAGAACCATACTGCAAGCGTTGTGCAGTTTGCGCCGGAATCAGTACGCTCTGCTCTTTTGTCGCATCTTTTTCGAGTGATGCATACACATCACCGTCCGTAAAATTCTTGACCAGAAATTCAGATGATTCCACCTCAAATTCAAAAATCAATGTTACTTCCGCTGTCGGCTGTCTGATTACTTTTACTTTACTCATTTCTACCTCCTAAATCGTTTTGGTACTGGTGCTACTCTGCCACGCATATCGTAATAGATGCGCTCACGCTCTTGATGCAGCCCCATTCGTTTGCAAAATCTGGTGTATTCTCCAAGCTGTCCTTGATATTTTGCTTTCGCAAGCATCACATCGTCTGGATCAGCACCACCCTGTTTTAGTAGCACAGCTTTTTCCCTCTGTGCTCTCATAGCAGTTTCCATTTTCCTCTGTTGCTGCTTAGCTTCGTATACGGTGTATTCCTTGCCATTAAATGTCTTAGGTATGCTTTCCTTGCGGTTTTGTTCTGCAAGCCACTCATCTGTCCAGTTCCGCTCTGAAATGCCTTTCACAAAGGGATAATACATATGATAACAATTCGCCCCAAGCAATCCAGTGACACTTCCTAGTCCACATACCGTTGTGAGTTCTTCCTTGCTGTATACCTTTCCTTGCCATGCTGTATGAGTCGGTCTAGCTCCGGCATGCCATTCCACCTCAAAATAATCTGTTCCAAGCTTCTTGGCATTCATCTCAGATATTTTACCACTTAATTGTGATACTCCAGTCATCACAGCCCTGCGAGCTGCTACGTCAATCCGGTTTGCCCTGCCAGATGCATAATCAATCTGTCTGAGTCCGCTGTTTGTTAGCTGTGTGACTACTCTACGCAAGACACTATTGTAATCAAATGCACCTGTTACAATGTCTAAGCAGGCATCATCTAAATACTTCTGATAGACCTCGGCTAATGGGGTTAATACCGGCTTACCAGTGCCGTAATCCAAATAAAATCCAAGTGATTTGGTAATGTTCTGCAAGTCATTTCCACTCTGCTGTATCAGCGCTTCTGCGATTTGCTGTAACTCTTCATTCTCTTCGTAAGGGATAAATTCTGCATTGATCTGCTCGCATATATCTTTGTTGCGGACGTATTCCCATTCGATTACCTTGTCGTACAGTTCAAACATTTCCGGATAAGACTTATTCAGTGCTTCTTTCAACATGTTTTCGATGTCTTCAGAAGAATATCCTAGAATCCTGAGCCGGTTTATCTGCCAGTCTGCTGTGCTTGTGATTTTACCGGTTTTTCTTATTCTACGAACAATATCTTCCATGATCCGCATTTCTAAATCAGAGAAATGCTTCTCAATCTGCCCAGATAGATGCTTCTTGTAATCTTCTTTCAATCAGATCACCTACTCCATGACTCGATTCTGCTCCGGCAACATCTTCTTCGCCGTGGCTTCATCTTCGTTGTACCATTTCATTCGGTATTCCAAGTGTGACATCACTCCCATGCTCACGTCCTGCCTATCCTGCTGACGTTCTGTCTCCTCATCAGTCAGAATGGAGTCGTTGAATTTACAAGAGAACTCATAGCCTGAGTTGAGCATGCTATTGTAAAATGCAAGTCCTGTGGCAAAGTCTTCCAAGCAATCATATAGATTGTTCTGGATTGCAGTCACTCTGTTATATTTCCGGTTCTTTGATGCTTTGATTTCCGTGGCTGTTTTAGCCACTTCCTGCGCATCTGACAGGTCTCCATAAGCAAGTCCTACAGAAAATTCAATCTCACGCTTGTATTCCTCCAACCCACGCTTAAAGGCTTCGTCCCTCATTTCTGGGGAGTACTCTTTTAAAAGTTCTTGGTCTTTTCCGGCATCCAGATTCATCCCTCGATACAATTTGTTTTTGAGTTTTGGGAGTCCAAATTTCCCGGTTGCCTTATCTTGTTTAAGTGCTCTATTATCCACATGGATAGCTCGCTCACCCGATTCGTATTCCCAGTCAAGTCTTGCTCCCTGTGTATCCGCTTTCCGAATCAACTCAGAAGCTGATTCATATACCGACACGCCACAAGCAGAACCATCCACCTTGTTTTTAATAGGATTCTTGTAATAACCAAAGTCCATCCGGTTCATGCCTGGGTATGTAATCGGTCCAGGTAGGATATTCTCCCATTCTTCCACCGCTTCTAGGCTGCATGGAAGACCGATATCATTCGATGACTGAGAATGAAAGCACTTGTTCTCTATTGTCAGATTCCCGTTCACGAAATAGTGTCGCTCAAACCTCGTGAAATAATCCACATCACCGACCTTTTTTACGGTCAGAAATGCGATATCATTCGGTTTCCCGTCATCACCGAAGCTGATAGGAATAATCTTATCAGCAGAAATAAACTCAGCCATAGCGCCGCCAAGGGGCTTCAATACAAATGACCCAAGCGCAAGCCCTTCCTGCAGGTTTTCATTCAGACTCGTGATATTCTTCTGATAGATCTTGTCCAGTCGCTCATTGCTTACACTGGTTTCCATTTCCACCAGTGCGCAGTCCGCAAACTCTCGGCAGATTCCATCTTCGATTCCGAGAGAAACGATGCTGTCAGAAATCCATTCTGCATCACCATTTAACATCTGTCTCCATCTACTGATTGCATCTATCATGTCGTTGGATAGTGCGATATCCTTGCCGATGATCTGTTTTAATGTCGTATATCCAAACATTCTCATGATTCCTTTCCATAATCTCTTAATTCCATCAAACATTTTCCACCTCTTCAATCAGGTATTTCATATCACGTTCAATCGTGTATTCAAATGCATCCAGGCTATCAATATCTGTACTGCCATCGTCTAGACGTTCATCTTTCCCGACAACCTCTTTATTCCAAACCGCATCTGAAAAGGCGGTCTTTAATGATTCACAGTCTTTTGTAATAAAAAACCGCCTAGCCCCCATGAGCTTGACGGTACATCTAATTCTGTCATTTATCGGTCTTTTCTTCGCAGGTCGAACGCTAATCCACGGAAATTCTTTTTCTACCGCATTCCGAATGGAATTACCAAGGACTGTTTCTGCGTTGTCCCAGTATACGGATTCTACGTTGCAATACTGCACATAGTCTCCGCTTCTAACACACACCGAATATTCATCTATTACTTCCCGGATAAATTTGCAAAATAACTCATTCAGTCGATTACTGTCAATGTCCTCGTTTTCATCTTTTGCCATGACTCTTTTGGACTTTAAAGCAATTACACTGCTGTAATTATCTGTATATCCTCTCGCTACAAAAGAGTGGCCAGACTGATTTCCTCCAAAGTCCAAGCCAATCTCGATAGATGTGATGTCTTCCTTCCGAAACTGCTTATATTCTGATTCCTGCGAGAACTCATCTACGATTTCACACCGGAATGCTTCTGGATTATCTGCAAACCGCTTGTAGATAGAGCCGTCAGCCCTCTTCCAAAGTCCAAGGATAAGGCGATCATAATAGATTGTGCCTTCATACTCTTTGCAAAGCTTCTCAACAAATTCCGGATCAAGAAATGGATTATCGAATATGGTGTATCTTTGGAGGTAGATATCCAACTCCACATTATCTATAAACTCCTTTAGCCAATGCGTAGGATGTTCTGGGTTACAAGCCCCGTCAAAGCAGGAATACGGTTTATCAAGACGTGATTTTAACATCTGGAAGACTTCTTTGTTCCATTTTGCAATTTCATCCCCATAACAATACTTGATGGATGCTCCCTGTATCTTCGCAACCTGGCTGACCTTTTCTGCTCCGAGACAATAGACGTCCTCGCCACATACTCTAGCCACATTTCGGTTGTTGATATTGCCAATCAGATCACTTGTATATTTTTCTCGCATCGGCTGTAGGACGTTTCGCTCTATGGATTCTTTAGAGACTCCCATGATTACATTTAAACCGGGCTTTCCAGCTCTTTCCCGGATTCTTTGCGGCACTATATATGCTGTATCTACAAAAGATTTGCCAGAACGTACCGCGCCTGACTTAATATTCCATCTATGTGTTGCATTTATGATATACTCATTCTGCTTACTGCTTAGCTGCATTGTCTCGCAACTCCTTTAAAATTCCGTCAAGTTTATCAATAGCTGTTTTATCTTCGTATTCCTGCTTATCTCTCCACTTATCCGGTTTCCGATTCTTAAGCCAGAAAATCTGTGCTGTGATATTTCCACTTATGGCATTTTCAAATAGTGCATTTTCCACTTGTCTGTCAGCGACGTCCTTGCTTCTTTTTAGGGACTCGGCAATCTTGGGGTATTTCCTCTTCCACTCGTATAAAGTGGCAGGATTAATCCCCATATTTCGGGCAATCTGCTCATCCGTTAGACCGTCTCTCGCCCATCCCTCTATTTTTAGCAAGCCTTCCGGCTCTAGCCATTCTTGATATTTACCTTTCGCCATCCGGCTCACCACCTTTCTTACTTCCTATTTTTCTTGCTCATGTTCTGGTTAGTCCAACTATTCGCAAGAAAGTTAATCCTGCTCGAGCTTATCGCATCTCTTATATCTATCACCTGTGAGGCGTTTGTGAGCGTGTTAAGCTTTCCTTTAATTTCTTTACCTATCTTCTTGTAGTTCTCTGCCATTTCTTTGGAGTGTGCATTCTATCCTCGAATTCCGGCAGTATTCAGCTTTATATTATTATTAATGGTTCTAAAAGCACTGTCCACGATTTCCTTCGCCCATGCTTTCTGTTTTTCACTTCCGCTCAGTTTACTCGCATCAAAGGACAATCCGTTGCCTGCTCCGCCACCTCCACTTTTACTTCCTCTGCCTCCCATAGTTTTAATGCCCTCTCATTCCTTTTCTTGGTCTAGGAGCAGCTTTGAACCAAGAAATATCAAGATCCTTTTCTACTTCCTTCCTTTGCTTCTTATGTTCTTCTTCTAATTTCTTGCGTTCCTTCGCTCTAATCACGCTAGTCTTTGCTCCATTCGATTCAATTCTATCTTTAAATTCTTTCGGAGTCATATTGTTCGGTATTTCTTGTGGCATTCCGCCCATTCCATTTGTGTAATAGTTTACTCCGCCTTTTGTGTTAAAAAAATATGTGGTTTTCTCTCCATTAAAGTCCACGGTTAGACCGGCAACTCCGCCGCCAGTCCCAATTCCTCCGCTTTTACTACCTCTACCACCCATTACACTTAGCCTCCTTAAATTTATCAGTAAACGCTTTTACATGGACAATGTTACCCATACACTCATCTGGGATTTTCCCGTAAAAAAATAATAGTCTCAGGCTGCAACCTTCTAACCATTTCTTTATATCCGTCTGTAAATAAATTTTTACTTTCTTTATCTTTCATGCATCCGACACTTGAGACTGCCACCGTGCCGCCCTCTGGTTCTCCGTCAAAGCACCAGTTAAATGATTCTTTGTCACTCCACGCAATTGTAGGTATTACCTTAATCCCTAGCATCTGCATATATGCACCAATCCAATGTTTGCGATAATGATTATATATCTGCACCGCTTTCGGATAATCCAAATATAGACTAAAGTCAGGTGTTAGCACATAATCAAATTCCTGTAGCATGGGAATATATGCATCGATATTCGTCCACAATCTCTGGAATTGATAATCATCAATAAAAAAATGGCAAACTTTACCATTTCTATTTTTCGCCGTTCTTGCGTAATTAAACGATATAAACTCATGCTCCCCTTCATAGCTTTCCGGATCAAGGCGCGGTATATCGTATTTTCCGCATCCATTAAATACATACTTTTCTAAGTTTTCGTAGTTTCTTGAATTTGCATATCTCATTTTACTCTCCAAACAAAAAATCCAGCCGACAGCCGGATATGTTAAACTTTTAGGACTACTGCATAACATAATAAGCAAAACCAAACAACGTAACCAAAAGAAAGGAGGTTGCAGTAGTCCACAACAGGCGCAATCGGAATCGAACCGATGACATATGGTTTTGGAGACCATCGCTCTACCAACTGAGCTATACGCCCGTAGGATGCCTTTTATTGACATCCTCTCCCCTATCCGCACTTGGGGACTAAAACACTAAATATAGATCATGTCTACTTGTTTACTTGGCAGATCTGCGGATATCTGCTTTTCGTGATATCACTCCGTAGCACTTCCACGGCATTCCGGATTTTTAATATTTACCGTGATATGCTACTAAGCCATGTGTAGGAATCGAACCTACCTATCCATTCATGACATGCAAAACGCCCTGCAAAAGCGGGGCGCCTTAGTGAGAAACAGTGTTATAATCATTTTCCCTTTTCGGGTATGATACCATATTACCATTTTTGAAGCGAACAGTGGCGAACATTTATGAAACTTTTTCGAGAAATCTATCATGTGCCATTCTGCAACTATCTTTCGTGAATGGGATTTTCTTTTTGGGAAACATGTAGTTCATCTTCATTGCTACCATTTCCCACGTCAGATTGTCTATGTAATACAGTCTAAACATGCTCCTAAGCCTGCTCTTTTCTATCTGCTGTATGTATTCCTCTACTTGTGTTTGTTTTTCAAGCAGATCGGCTTCCAACAGTTCTAACTGCGCAATCTTTCTTTCATAGGCAGCTTGTTTCCGGATAATAGCCATTGTAGGCTTTCCGTGTATCTTCACTGTCCGAAGTGGCTTTTTCCCCTTCTTTCCACAAGTCACGGAATCCGTAACAACTGTCTTGTTTAACTTATCTAATGCTTTCTTGTCTTCTTGTATCCGTCTTCTAAGGTCTTTAATCTCTTCTTTCATATCCGCGTACTCAATCAATATCTGCTTGTCCACCGGCATCAATCCCCTTTCTCCTTAATCTTCCCACTCAAATCAACTCCCCATTTCTTCAGACATTGCTTCACACTATACTCTTGATATGCCGGACGTTTAAATGCTTCTACAGCATTATCCGGTGCCTTATGACTTTCCATCTCATCATAATGCTGTTCCTGATCCATCTTCATCTGCCTGCGGTTTCTTCTATGCTCCATTTTTTCACTCCTCCCCTCCTTTATATGGCTCTGGAAGTGGCTGCCATGCAAGAACGCATTTATAACCCTCTTCATCGTCAATCCATTTTCCATGTTCAAACTCAGCTAGTCCCGTAAAAGCTTCTTCTTGCCCACAAATCTCGCCATCTAGTGTTGCTAAATAGAATCCATCTGATTCCGGCAGTCTCTCTTCTACCGGAATCCAACTGTTATTTTTATTCATTTGAATAGTTTCTAAACATTCGTTCCATCCAACGTTTCTTCCTAAATCATACGATTCATGGTGTATAATATCCATATCCCACACTGGCTTCTTCTCTAACGAGTTTACTTCATCCATGTGAGAACGTATGGTGTCAACTACATATTCCATTGCTCTTGCATATCCTTTTACTTCATCAAATTGCAACGGGTTTCCTCTTGCACATCTTCGCATTTCTTCGTGCGCTAATTGTGATTCATTCTCCATCTCTTCTAAAATCTTCTCTAGTACGTTCATTTATTCAGACCACCCTTTCTCATGCAAAATCAGTTCTGCCGGAATAGCTTCTACTTCTGTTTCCTCTTCAAAATCTGTTAACACATGTTTATCAAAGTCATAGGCGTTTGGATAATAATTATCATAACGATTGGTAACTTTCATAAATATCCTTCCATCCCAACGGAAAACGTCTTCTAATTTTAGATATTTAAATTCTTTTGTTCCGCCTCTTGATTTATCAATGATTTTCATTCCTCACGCCTCCAAATCCCCTTTTATTAGCCTGTTATATACCCAATCAAGTAACATAAGCAAATCATTTTTTGTTGTTCCGTTATGTGTTTCAAGTGCCAATTCCTCCTTTACGGTTCGCAACTTTTCTTTGTCACTGCAATCACAAAACCTTTGTCTGTTATATTTCATTGTTACGCCTCCTAAATCCACGCCCACACAATAGCACCTAACAAGGCTATCAGATGCACACACAAAAATACTTTGCCAAGTATCTTAAAGCTTTTCTCCAGCGCGTCATCACCGTCATACAATGTCAAGTCATTTTCCAAGACCCGGATCCATGCCATATTGTATAAGTATATGCCGCATACCGCTGTGCCGATCCGTATTAAAATCTTTACATCTTCCAATCTATTCACTCCAATCTAATCTCTGTCCACATTTTGAACAATAGATAATCTCGTCTCTACTGCTATGCCATCTGTCACAATCAGGGTATTTCGCCATTCGATACCTTGTAAAACCATTGTTGCTAAATCCGCCTTCATATTCCACTTTCATAGGCAACTGCTTTTCCAGTGCTTCGATTGCCAAATCGCAATGATTAGAAGCTCCACTAAATCCTCTTTCTCGCATTTGGATAGATAATTCCTTAAAATCTTCTATTGCTTCTCTAACTTTCTTCTCATCCATGTATTACTCCTCCTCATACTCCGGACACTCCACACAATACTCGTACTCATCCACGTCTGCGCACTGCATATTGCAAATATCATGTTCCGGACATTCTATGCAACACTGTTCACTTCCGCATACGCTTGTTAACTTGCATTTTCCCATGCTTGCACCTCTTATCTTTACTTCTTCTATTCTTTCCCATCCTACGCTCTACCTCTTCCCAAAAGGAGCTGCACGGCTCTTCTGGCCATGTATGATCTTCCGGCAAGTTTCTATTTCTTCTCCCTAACAAAATACACCCTCCCACACCTCGCACACTTATACCTTCTACCTGCATTAGTGACTCTCTTAAACCTCTCACATCCACATCTACACCGTTGGCGACTGCCGTCCTCATCTCTAAGGACAACAGTACGGTTTGTCGTCATAAATATCATTTGCCTCTCACCTTCTTCTTTCTTTTCTTCTTCGTCCCTTTATAGATAAATGCTGCCATACTTCCATTTTTCCTCATCTAGTCCGCCCCTTCTTTTAGGTCAAAATTGACTTTCCTGCACTTCTACCCTTTGCCTCTTCCGCCAATTTTTCAAGCATTTCTTTGTTATGCTGCTTTGCAATCAAATCCCTTACGCTTTCTTCCGGAAATTCCATGAGATAACTCACTTCTTTGATCCTGCTCGTGATTCTGTCCTCGTAATTCAACTCCTCGATCGGCACATTACTTGTATAGATTGTCACTTTCTTGTGTATGTACCGCTCATTTATGATGTTGTAAAACTTTTCCTGCACCCATGGAGATATTCGCTCAACTCCAAAATCATCGATGATCAGCACATCTGCCAAGCACAACTGATCTATCAATCGACTCTCTGCATACTCGCTGTCTTTCTTCCAGGTGCTTCTGATTTCGTCCAAAATCCGTGTAGATACCGCAAATTTCACTTGCTTTTTATGTTTTTTCATAAGCTCATTTGCAATGCTTGCAGCCATTCTTGTTTTTCCGCTGCCTTTTGTCCGAGAAACGATATACAATCCCATGCCAGCCTCTAACATCTCGTCAAAGTTATCTATGTATCGTCTTACGATATTGCAGGCAGTAACGAACTTCCGTTTGCCATCTGTGGTCACGTATACGCTTGTTTGAAGCGTTTTTAACTCCTTGTCCTTAAATGTGTCTGGGATGTTAGCAAAACTTAATCTACGGCTCATTAAATCGCTCTCACGGCAATCACACTCTTTTGCAAATAGTATTCCGTCTTGCTCATAAGGAATCCATCCGGTACCTCCGCACTTAGGGCATACATCAGAATCCTTCAAAGCTGTCCCCGATCCCTGCTCTGATTGCCATCTCCGTGAGACTTTCATCTCTTCCAGCTTGTCCTCCAGTGTCATTTCTTCCCTCCGTTCTGCGATTGTCTTTATTCGCATAGTTTCCGTCCAGTATCTTAGCCATATTCGAGTCACACATGATCCAATCAAACGTAGCCGACCAATTACGTCCATTTGTTCCCTTCAAAAAATCACTTTCTTGAGCCATCTCAAACGCTCTTTGAATGTCATCAACGGAGTATTTCCTCAACCGTGCTTTAATTGCTTTTTTTCTTTTCTCAGAAAGTACCGTCATCCGAGGGAATGCCTCGCAAGTGGCATTATACATATCAGCTATTTGCTGATAATTTACTCTATCTCTATTCTCTTTATCTAACTCTATCTCTATCTCTTTCTCTATCTCTGTGTTACAGTTTGTTACATCGGTGTTACATTGTAACGCTTTTCGTTCTCTCGACTTGCGAACTCTACGCGCTGAATCAGTTTCCGAACCGATCAGGTTTTGTGTTTCGGTCATCACATATTCAGATTCTGAGCAATTTTCCATAAGCCCTTGCGACAGTAGATATTGCACTGTGACTCTTACATTTTCCGGATCTTCGTCAATCGTTAATGCGATTTCTTCAGGGAAATCATCTTCTATCCCTTCGTAGAATAATCGACCATCATTTTTTAGGCTTAACAACTGCATTTTTAGATAAATTATGGTGTACGTATCGCCACCAGCAATTCTCCGCAACTTTTTTATTTTAGGCTGAGTAAAAAAATCATTTTTCAGCTTTAACCAAAAGTATTTTTTTGCCATTATTCATCCTCCGCAACATAAACCATCACGCAAGGATTTTCGGAATACATCTTCTCGACCTCAAGGCTTGTGACCTGCTTGTCATCGGTATATGCTGCACCATTTAAAGCATCGAGAATGATCTTGGCGATATTATCTACATCAGGCTTTGTATTTGGCTTAATCTCGCCTTTTAATGCTTTAGCCTTATTCTTCTTAGACCAACTACTCGGAATAGGGTATTTGGCTAAGATACGCACTCTGACGGGGGTGTCATAATAAATTTCCCCTCCCTCTTTCTTGTAAATGACAGCGACTCTCTTTTCGTAGTCTTTCGTTTCTTGCGCCGTATATGTAAAAACCTTATTCCCGACTCTGCGAAATCTCGGTCTTGCTTTTCCAACCGGTTTACCTAGGATTGTAATTACCATGCTTTCTCCTTTCTCTCCTGCCGGACAGACGTAATCGACAGGAGATGAAACAAATTTACGGTTACATGTGATATATTCCTTACTCCTAAGAGACATAAGGCTATAAGTAATTCTTGCGAAATTCCTGCCGGAACTCCTCTCTTGTGCCGTAATGCTCCTCATAGTAGCGTTGGCACTGCTGTTTTAAATAAATATCAAGTTTTCCGTTTGGATTCTGATGCACACTGAACCTTCCGTTTTGATGCAGATCCCGGCGAAGCGGTGCGATAAAGCGATATTTCTCGCTCAGTATCCGTTCATTATGTGTATGGTGGAAGATATGGTGTCGTTCCACATCACAGCTCCCGGTAAGCATACAGTGATCCATGTCATCCGTAAAAATACTCTCCAATCTTTTAGTCGATATTGACACCATACCTCTCTTTCAAAATTCGCTTTTCGTCCGGCGATACAATTTCACAATCCGGCATACCAGCTTCTTTGCAGTGGTCAATCAATCCATCAATCAACCGCGCCATCTCCTCGGTGTTATATGTACTGGACCCGCGCATTAAAAGATAGGTCCGATACATTACGCCGTCTTTTCCTTCTTTTACTTCCGTTGTGGGTTTCAGATGGTATTCCATTGCATCCCGCACCTTACGATCAGTTTCGTCCGTATCCGGGAGCGGTGTCCTGACTGCTTGTCCGTCTATGATGACCGGATAACCGTATTCACATAACAGCTTGTTATGTAGTTCCGGATTAGACATCTTCATGATTCTTGCCAGCTTTGCGATCAGAGTCCAATAATATCCATTCGCATCAAGGCTCCTCTTCTTGCGATATGGCTTGATTTCAAGGCTTAATTTGTCATAGCCTTTCAATTCCTCATAGGCTTGCGAAAAGTCCTCGTTTGAGGCGAATACAAGCATTGGGCGCAGTGTATCGTAATCAATAATCGGCTTTTTTAATATTCCGGTGAGTTTCATTATTCCTCACCCATCTTACGCATAAGCGCCATGAATTGTCTTACGGTCAAGTCTTGCAGAGCAGTGACTTTATAATAACGGCACACGTTTTCTACGGTCTGGCCGTGTTTCGGAATACAGGATTCTAATGTCTTTACTTGTGCTGCTGTAATCTGGGTTGATTCACTTTGCTGCTTTATGGCGTTCAATACTTCCTCTGCACTTGCAACGCTTGTATCAATTCCAATTCCGCACATTCCAAGCGCTCTTCCAACCGCTGAAGTCTCACAGTTTTCTATGTAAGATGTCTTGTTTATAAAGCTTGAATCCTCTTTTTCGTAGGCATGTCCAACACCTAGAACAGTACCAAATTCATCCTTTACCTCAGCAGACATCACACACATACCATCTTGTAAAGATTCTATCCTAGTGGTAATAGACCCGTTCGGAAACAACATGCGGAAAACCTTAATCCTTTGGTTCACTTCTGCATACTGCTTGCCTTTTACGTCAATCGTGGTAATTTCTTTATTTGCGATATGCAATGCTTCAAATGTCATAACCTCACCTCTTCTATGCAAATTCTCTATAATTTTCTTTCAAACACGTTTCGCAGACACATCCGTCTACCGTGTAAATAGCATCACCTTCCCAAAAAGGCTGACCACAGATTGCACAATACCCTTTTGCTTCCGGATCGTCCGGCGGAGTAGTCTTTCTGTCATCGTAATTAGGGATAGGCTCAATCATGCAGCTCACCAACCCTTTCGATTCCTAATATCGCTAAAACTGTTCTATCAGTCGACGATATATACTCATCATTAATAGTTTCATAAAACCGCTCAACTGCTCGAATCAGCCCTACTGCCTCCTCTGCCGGTATATCATCATTAAATTCCCATTTTTTCATCTATACTCCCTCCTTCGAAAATCTAAACTCCATAAGATCTGCAACCCTCAAATACTCTTTTGCAGTCTTGGTTTCCCCATGTGTTTCCTTTACCTTTGCTCTAAATTCCTCCAAAGTACCATAAAAGCAACCACATCTCACACCAATATCTCCTGCTTTTGTCCTAAAAAATGTAGTTGTACGATATTCGGAGCCAAATCCATGCACTGTGGCGTAGTCAGCATCGCCGTACACCCAAGCATCGCCGTACACCCTAGCATTGCCGGCCACCCTAGCATCGCCGTACACCCAAGCATCGCCGTACACCCTAGCATCGCCGTACACCCTAGCATCGCCGTACACCCTAGCATCGCCGTACACCCAAGCATCGCCGTACACCCTAGCATCGCCGTACACCCTAGCATTGCCGGCCACCCTAGCATTGCCAGACACCCAAGCATTGCCAGACACCCAAGCATTGCCGGCCACCTCAGTATCGCCGTACACCCTAGCATTGCCGGCCACCTCAGCATCGCCGTACACCCTAGCATTGCCGTACACCCAAGCATTGCCGGCCACCTCAGTATCGCCGTACACCCTAGCATTGCCGGCCACCTCAGCATCGCCGTACACCCTAGCATTGCCGGCCACCCTAGCATCGCCGTACACCTTAGCATTGCCGGCCACCTCAGCATCGCCGTACACCCAAGCATTGCCATCGTTGCTAAGGTTCTCTTCTTTCTCCACATATCCACCAAGTTCTCCTTCTTTCACGTTCCCAAAAGAGATCAGCGCCTTGATTCTAAAAAGCTTCTTTCCTAAAAAAGTCACAAATTCACTGGTTAATTCAAATTTTTTCATCTTGATTTTCCTCCTATTATCGTTTATCCTGTAGTTGGATTATTATGTAAGGGCGCGTTACCGGTTTGCGGACCGTGCGCTCTTTTTTACTGGGTGAGAGATGTTGATCAGCTTCAAATCCTCCAACCCTTTATTCTTTTCCTGCTGATGTGGAAATGGAATAATATCTCCCATCGGCTCATTTTTCTTTTCGTATTGCTCGATTTTTCCGTGCTTCTGAAAAATTCCCCAAATGCTCATGCTTGTCCACCTCCTTTCTCAATTCCTAAAAGTTTATCAAGCTTATGTTGCCAGATAAAATACTCCCAGGTACTTCTTACTCCTTTTTTTGGCGGATATGCCTCACCTAAATCCCAGATTCCCCGCTGCATCTTAATCCTTACGCAGTGCGCGGAACATCCGATCTGTTTCCCTGCTTCTTCTGGGCTTAACCTTTTTGCCATGTGGCACCTCCTTTCTTGCAAATACGGTGCACGGATACATCCTGCTGCTCTCAAGGCAGTTATTGTATTTCCTGCAATCTTTACAAGTCATATCTACGCCGCCTTACTCAGAAACTTATTAATAAAGTACTGCTGCCCTTTTCCAGTCACTTTCGGAGTGCGTGAAATCTTATTACAGCCATTCCCATCAATATGTACTGACTCTTTGATCTCAAACAATCCCATGTCCATACTCTTCTGCGTTGGTAAGTTCCAATCACTGCCCTTTCTTTTAATCAGGTAGCCATTCTCACGCATCCATCCAAATAACCTCTGTGCTCCAATGTTTACACCATTCTGACGTAAGATTTTGGCTAAATCTCCGACAAGGATAGATGTATTCGCTGTTGTGATGGCTTGCCCTAAGATTGCGTGCGGTTTCATCTCCTCGATCTGCGCTGTCTGCTCTTCGATGGTCTTCTGGGCTTCTAATACTGCCAGAGCAAGGAGTTCTTTGCCTTGCGGCTGTTTCATGTCGTAACCACCAGTCTTTCTAATAGATGGAAGAACTTCACTTGTCACCCAGTGCTTAAATCTTTTTGCGGATTCTAGCTTGCTGCCGAAGATGAGGGCATATAAGCCGGATTCATTGATTGTTGTCATTTTCTGTTTTCCACTAGGTGTTTCCATTTCGGCAACACCTCTGTCGCACTCTTCAACCTTTTTAGATACTGCGCTTCTCGGTTCTGCATAACCAAGTGCTTCTGCCACATCTTTCCCCACAAACCACGGTTCATTGTCAATAGTTACTGTTCGGATGTCGCCGAACTCTTCGTTATTAAAAATCTGTAATTCGTTCATTTTTTACCTCCTAATCTTCTTTCTTAACAGATTCACCCTTGCTCTGCTCTGCCTCTTCTACCGTTTTCTTGGATGCCATCGCTTCAGCGAATCCTAAGAAGTATCCTTTATCCATGTCGGACATTTCCGGCAGCGCATGTGCTACTTTGCGGATAATCTCTTTTTCTTTCTCACTCATGCTGTCACCTCTCTTTCGCTTCTCACTGTCCTCTGCATCTTCCCGGCTTGGAACGGGCTTCGGCTGCATTACAGTGCCGAGATAACCCGGCTATTGAGTTAAATATGTAATAATGCGACTTGTTTCAAATTATTTTCTTTTATATAAGCAAGAACATCTTCTTCCGTCCCCGCTACCACTGTCGCTGTACATCCTTTTGTAACTTTGTCTAAATGGTAGAAATCTTCGTTATTTCTTAAAAAGAAGTTCGATTTTCCTTTTATGTAATGCGTTGCGCATTCGCCTTTTTTCATTGTTCTGATTACCATATCTAAAACTGTCATTTCTATTTCCTCGCTTTCGTTTGTGTTGTTTTGAGTTTGCAAACTCATAATACAGCCATTTCAAGAGTTTGTCAACCCTTTTTAAGAAAATTTATTTTGCTTTTTGAGTTGATAAACTCACAATCATGTGATATAATACATATTGTCAGGAGGTGATAATTTGGAAATGTATGAGAGGATAAAGCTCCTCCGAACCGAACAATTACATATGACACAAACCGAATTTGGAGAAGCTCTCGGAGTAAAACGGGATGTTATAAATAATATTGAAAATAATCGTTTGAAGAATCCGGAAAAGCAAGAACCGATTTATAGGTTGATGTGTGAAAAATTCAACGTAAGTGAGGAATGGCTCCGAACTGGAAAAGGCGAGATGTTTGTTCCGTTAACAAAGAATCAGCTAATTACAGAATTTGCAGCTGATCTAGTAATGGAAGATAATACATTTAAGAAGCGTCTTTTTGAGGCACTAGCCAAACTTAATGAAAGCGAGTGGGAGGTTCTGGAAAAGCTGGCTGACAGCTTAATAAAAAAGGACTAGGGGTCATCCCCTAGCCCAGAATCTTTTTGCAGAATCGGAAAACAAGTTCTAACATTTCTGTGTTATTGGACTTATTGACCAATTCAATGATTAATCGCTTATAATCCATTATGTATCCCTCCGCGCTTTTCGAACAAACTTTCGAAATTCCTTATTGAAATATTACTACACTTCTAAAGATATTTCAATAGATTTTACGAACATTTGTTCTGTTATTTATAGGAAAATTTTTCCTATCTATATAAGTAAACAAAGCAACGCGGGGAAACTTATGCGAAACACGGAAATCGTCCCAGATCTGGGACACTTATTTATATGGGGAATCGATAAGGTCGAAAATTCGCACCTTTAAGCCTTTGGCAAGAATTTCCAGCGTATCCGCCGATGGTGATACTGTACCGTTTGCAATGCGGCTGATCGTAGACTTGGATATGCCAGTCATAATTGAAACTTGCCGAGTAGATAGGTTTTTGTTTGCCATGATCTTATCGAGTAATATCTTCATATTACAATTATAAAATACAAAAGATTGCTGGTATACCGGTAAAAAATGGAAAAAGATATAGATGCTTCGGTGTTTATATAAATGTGGCGTTACAAAAGATTTTTTGCAGGGGAAAGAGAGGAAAAAATGGAAGAAAACAATTTAAACATGCAAGAAAACATGGGGGAATTTGATGCAAATATGGCACAGCCGCCCAAACGCGACCACAAAAAAGCATGGAAAATTACGAGGATCGTACTGGAAATTATAGTTTCTGTATTATTTTTGTTATTTTTCTTTACGGCAGGAAGCGTGCAGTCAAACTATGAATATCTAGAGAAAAACTACAACAAGCTAGCAAAAGAATATGATGCAGTTGTGGCTAATTACACCGCCCTTGAAAAAGAATATAGCTCATACAAGAAAGAAATGGAACCGTTTGAAGAAATGACGGCTGCTCAGGCTGAAGCTGATAAATTGAAAGCTGAGCAAGAAAAGAAAGCTATTGAGGAAGCGGAAGCACAGAAAAAAGCTGCCGAAGAAGCTGAGGCTCAAAAGAAAGCTGCTGAAGCTGAGGCTGCTCGAAAAGCTGAAGAAGCCAAAGGTTACGAAACTGGAATCACTTACGATCAGTTAGCGCGTACTCCAGACGATTTTATGGGTAAAAAAGTAAAATTTTATGGGAAAGTCGTGCAAGTTATAGAGAACGGAACAAGCGTCCAGATACGACTTGCAGTGGACGATAATTATGATACCATACTTCTAGGCGAGTACGACAGCTCCATTGTTTCATCAAGAGTTTTAGATGATGACCTTATAACAATTTACGGAACTTCCGTGGGAACAATAAGCTATCAATCTACCATGGGTGGCACAATTACGATACCAGGTGTTATGATAGATAAAATAGATCAATAATAAATAGAAAAACCGCCCCTGTGCCAACAGGAACGGCTTAATATACACCCGAAGATGCGCAGTTATCTAGCAAATATATTGTATCATCTTCGCAACAGTTTAACAATCAGAACATGCATTCTTTTTGTTGGCTGTTATTTTTATACCGTAAAGGAGATGAATCTATGCCAAAGAGAAAGAAACACCCAAAATTACCAAATGGATATGGCTCCATTAAGTATCTCGGAAAGAACCGCCGGAATCCTTATGCCGTGCATCCACCAGTTACCGACTACACAGATGAAGGAGTCCCGATTACTCCAAAAGCCTTATGTTATGTGGACGACTGGATGAAAGGATTTATCATCTTAACATCATATAAAGCCGGCACATACACGAAAGGAGACGAAAGGGATATAGACCTGCCTAGTGACCAGAAAAACCTTGAAATTATCGCACAGCGCTTACTGTCTGACTATAACAAAGCGCAAGGGATTGTCGAAGAGGAAAAGGAGCCGGAAAAGACTTTTGCAGAAGTGTATAAGGATTTCTGGAAGTACAAATTTGAAAATGAAAAAGGAAAGAAATTATCCGAATCAAGTAAACGATCAATTCAGGCAGCCTTTAAAAATGCCAAAACTCTGCACGACCGCCCATTTAGAGAGCTGAGACACGATGATCTGCAATCTGTGGTAGATAACTGTCCTCTAAAACACTCTTCTTTGGAGTTGATCGTACATCTGTTTAGGCAAATGTATGCTTATGCGGACATCTATGAATTATGCGATAAAGACTATTCTGCGCACATTAAAATCAATAAAGAGGATGACGATGAATCCGGTGTGCCATTTACTGATAACGACCTTAAAATTTTATGGAATAACAAAGACGATGAAATTGTAGAATTTATCTTGATTATGTGTTATTCCGGGTTCCGGATCCGTGCGTACAAAAACTTAGAGATTAATCTAAAAGATACATATTTTAAGGGTGGCATAAAAACGAAAGCCAGTAAGGACCGCATTGTCCCAATCCACTCCGCCATATTGCCTCTTGTCAAACGCAGGCTAAAAGCAGGCAGTATATTTCCAAGTACATACAGCAGTTTTTTAAAAGACATGTCAAATAAACTGTCGGAATTAAGAATTGAAAAGCACACCCCTCACGACTGCCGACACACATTTTCGGCTCTTTGCGAGAAATACGGTGTAAATGAAAATGACCGTAAGAGAATGATGGGACATAGCTTTGGGAATGATATTACAAACGCAAAGTATGGCCACCGCACCATTGAAGATCTAAGAGAAGAAATCGAAAAAATAAAAGTTTGTTACTAA